CTTAACTTTATCTCCTTCTTTGGCTAATACAGCGTGAGACTTAGTCGAATGACCAGATGTTCGTTTGGGCTTATTATAGCCGCTGAACCTTTCGCCTCTATATGTAATCGCCATATTAACCTCGGAAAAAAGATTCCCCCTGCCGAAACAGAGGGCTTCATGTTACTAACTTCTAGTTGGTTTTTCCGCGTACTTCTACACCGAAACCATCTTCTAGTTCTGCAATACCATAGTATGCAGTTGCTACCAACTCAGTTGCTCTAGCAGACGCATCTCGTTGCTCTTCAATAACGAAGTCGCGCTTAAGTGCCATTGCTAGTGCTTCTGGAGCAAATACTGCACCTTTCGCAATGTTAGTGGCGATAGCTACGCCTGAATGCTCGTATACGTTACAACCTGCAATGCTACCGATAAAGCCGCGAACCATAGCTTCGTTTGCAACATCGTTGCTAAACGCATTAGTGCCAGTAAGTGCTGACTTAAGGTGGAATGCCTGCAATGGGTTAATAACACAAGCTAGTTCACCTGTGTAGGCATTGTTGCGGATTTTTGCAACAGCTTCAAAGATAGTAGCAGGTGAGATAGCAACAGCATCGCCGCCAACTTCTGTTGAGAATTCATCAAATTTTGCAATGATATCTGCATCAATTTTCTTAGCAATAGCGTTACCAAGTACAGTACCAACTTCTGCCGCTACGTTCCCTTGACCGCCCATAGTAGAAAGATCAGAAAGTAGTACAGATGCACCAACAGTTTTGATAGCTACGTCAGTTGAAGTAGTTTGCAAAGCTGATGCAGTTAGGTCTGTTTCTTCTGCGATATCAGCCGCAGTGATAGTGCCATACTTAGGAATCTGGATAGTTGTGCCAGATACGTTAGCAATGTCATAGGTCTTAACTAGACCTGCCATCAATGAACCTTCTTCAGCAGTGAATCGTGCTTGCGCTACGATGTTGCTAAATAGGTTGCTCATGTTCTCGGTAGTAGTACCGCTATCTGTAACTGATTTTGAAATTGTAATGCTCATAATAAAAAGTCCTTAAAATAGGTAAAATATATAATTAAGTCTTCCCCTTCGTTTTAGCGTACAGTTCTTTGCCGCCTTGACTCCAGTTCGCAACCATCCAATCCACCGACTTTTCGGGCTTCGATGTACTCCCACCTGCATTACCCATACTGCCAGTGCCACCTTGTGACGCTCTAACAAAGTGCGGGTTTACAGTTAAAAACTCTGTGACCATATCATCAACAGATAATAGATCGCCTTTATCATTGTATCTCGGCGTTCCATTAGCGTCTAGCACTTCGACTGTGCCGTCTTGGGCAAGTCGGGTATTGCTTTTCAATAAGGTTGTCACTTGCGAAACATCGACTGCATTGTTACGACTAGCGGCTGAGGTTAACGCTCCATCAATCAGCGTCTCCTGCAACCTGCTTTTGTAACCATTAATCTCTGCTTCTTTCTTTTCGACAGTCTGCTTTAGAATTGAATCGAACTCGCCACGTTGCTTCTGTGCCTCGATCTCTGCTTGTTCTTTCTGAGTGAGTAGCTCCTTAGCTTCATCTAAGTTAATGCCACCAATCTTCTTATCGAACTTGCGTTGTTCTCTAGCAATGCGATCAGCAACAATGCGATCTAGTTCTTCCTGCGTGAATGTCTTATCCTGTGTTTGTACTGTTTCAGTCTCAGTTTGTGGTGCTTCCATGATTTCATCGCTCATGTGTACGAACCTCTCTAAAGAGTAGTTATTAAGTGAATTGTTAGTTTAGCACATTACTTCTTAGTCTTGCGCTTCTTCTTTTTCTTTGGTTTTCCGTAGTGATTAGGCATTATTCATCCTCATTAAGTAGGTCTACAGTTAAATGTATTGCCTCATAAAGGAACAGAAACTCATCAAGCTCTTCTGGGTCTATAAGGTCATACAACCTATCTAAACGCTCGACCACATCATCTGGTAATGGGTCTTGCTCTATTAGCTTTTGCCCTATTTCTAAGTATTTAGTCATCTATCACCTCTCCTATTTTGAAATCGAACCCATCGAAAACGTCTATGCGACCATCGTTTCTTTTCATTTCGTCTAGCAGGTTGACTAGCTTTGGGTCTACTAGGTCTTTTCTACCCATGTTGTATAGACTGAAACTTTCAGCAAACCATTCATGGTGGTTGTATTCACTGTAGCTTGTAGGGTAGACATTGTCTGGGCTTAGCTTTTTCTTGTTATTCTTGTCATAAAACAGGTGGGCTAGATACTTTTCCACTGGTGGTTCTGAAATTAGCCCTTTTCCGCGCTCTGTACCGATCCTATTGTATTCTTGGTGTAGTGTATGCCCGTATTCATGAATAACAGTATTGTTAAACTTATCAACAGGGTCGTCAAAATATGCTGAGGCTAGTTGTGGTCTATCTTTTAATCCATCGCCAACTTTCCATGCGCTTGCTGTCTGCGGTCTTATAGACTGCTCCATGCGACCTATGCTTCTTCCTAGTCGCTTGTATGCTTCACGCTTCTTGTTGTAGTCGTTAGCGTAGCCGTTAAATTCCTCTACAAGCGCGTAGTCTTTGGTTTCAAGATACTTAGCCTTAGTCTCAGAGTACTTCTCTCCTAACTGTTGTAAATCATCATCTAACGCTCGTAGCTTTGCAGTATCTTTGGCTATCTTCTTCCTGATCTCGCTTTCGTCTACAAATGCAGTTGCCGTTCTAGGCTTCCAGTATGATGCGTTAATAGAGAGATTCATATCGCCCATAGACATTGCCGCACTCTTATCGCCCGTTGGCGTGACCGATCGAATCTGGGGTATCTTATATTGCTTTGACAGGTCAGCAGTTATGTCTAGAGAATTATCCAACAGCGTTAGTGTCTCTGCTGAGAATGTTGTTCCTGTAACTTTACCAGTCTGTACATTGAACGCATCGACTCTTGTTCCATAACTTGAATATTGTGATATCCCTTTTCCCCTAAAACGCAACATAGGTACACCATCACTGTCTACTGGATAGCTGTAAAAGTCTCTGCTACCCTCGCTGACTGTCTTCCATCGCTCTGGCTTATACTTTAGCTTTTTCTCTGCCGACTTAACTGCCGCCGCTTTAGTCAATTTCTTGATAGGCTTAGTCTGCAACTCTGTTATTGGCTCAGGCTCTGGGGGTGGTGCAACCTCTTCGACTACTTCCTGCACTACCTCTTCATCAAATACAGGTCTCCAGTGGTGCTGACATCTATAACCACCACGAACCACAAAAGGGTCACCAGAGGCTTTACCTTGCCAACTGCCTGACCATATCTCTGCTATCTCTTCTTCGGTGTAAACCTTGCCTACGTGCTTTCTACAGTGTGATCTACTGTTGTCCTGTAGACCGCCATAGTACTTCCACTTAGTAACACCAGACTGCTTACCGATAGCCACGTTCGCGTTTGCGTTGAACTGCATCAGACCATCATGCACCTGCTGATCTGCGTAACGCTTTAGGTTGCCGCCTACCGTATCCCTGACGTTCTTAACGGCATCAGAAAAGGATGTGCCAACCAGTGTCATGTCATATATCTCTTTAGAGACAGCCGTAAGATACTGATCGCCTACCGCCTCAAATCCCTGAAAGGTGAGAGACTGCAACTGGTTAACAACACCCTTGTCTAGGTTGGTGAAGTCACCATACTCATTCAGCATATCTGTAGCTCTCTCGGCTACGCCTGAGTAGTCCTTAACGATCTTATCAACCTCTGCAAGATACTCTTTGTCGATTATCTTCCTAAGCTCATTCCTTGACTCTACCGCCCACTCTAAGTCAAAGAACTCACCATCAGTCAAAGGCGCGCCAGACATAAGATCAGTGATCTTGTCCTCTAGGTTAACAATGGCATCACCTAACTTGCGTTGGTGGTCTTCTGCCAATTTTTCCAGAAAGTCTGCGTGTGTTGCGTCTGTCATCTACGCCTCTGAGGGTTGTGATGCCTTTGGCTGTAGCAGTTCATCGCCGCCTGCGACATCTTCAAGACCGATTTTCTCTCGCACCTCGTTTGCTGTCACTACGCCGTTGTCCATGTGATAAGCATATATCTGAGTCTTGTCGCTGTAGTCACCAACCGCAGTTGTGCTTGCTTCTATCTCTAGATGCGCTTTTGCGAGCTTCTCATCATCAAGAACTAGATCAGCAATCTTCTTATCAACTTCCTGAGCAAGTACAGTAGACTTAACGCCTGTGGCTCGCATCTGCTGTAAGAATACTAGCTCTTTGTCGTAGTCTCTAAGGTCGAAGCTGTCTGGGTAAAACACCTCAACTACGTTCTTATCGTGACCTTGCCAGTCGCAAAACAAGCCCCATAGATGCTCTTCTGCTAACTCTAGCAGGTCGGCTTTCTCTGATAGCTTGGCATTCAGCATTTGGAACTCTGTTTGCAATGCTATACCTGATTGCTTGACCGCCTCACTGCCACGAACCGCGCCCATATGTGCCATGCGGTTAATAGCCTCAACCTTATCGTTAATCGTGTTTCTAACAGCGTCTAGGTTCTGACCACTAGGTTGCATCTGGTAAGGTCTTAGGTTGGCATCCATATCATCAGGCAAGTTAATCACTGCACCTGCACCCGCAGTTGCATCTGTTTCGTAGGTCTTAACCAGTGTTGGGTGGTTACTGATACGAATCAACTGCTCAATCTCTGATAGCTCCTGATAGATAGCTCGTTGCATAGGAGCAACATCGGTAAGGTCACTAATACCAATGCCTCTGATATTTGATCTGTTGGCGGGTAAGAACACCGCAGGAACACGCCCTAATGGGTTAGGCTGTACTTCTTCGGCATATACGCCATCATTTCTGATGCGATAGCTTCTAACAGTTTCTGGAGTCCATTCTCTAAAGAATGACTCTGTCTCGGTGTTATCAATAAAGTTAACCTCTTCTCTAACCTTTAAGAACTCAAGCTCAAACCTGCCGCTTGGGGATCTGCGATACTTCCAGTCAAAAACATTCTCAGGGGTAAACATGGTCACATAAGGTCGAATGTCCTGATCTAGCTCTTGCGCCTTTGTTCCCGCTACACTTTGAGGCTTATCAACCATTAGCCAAACATGCCCATACACGCTAGACCATATCTGCGCTTGTCTCATAAATGAATCAAAAGACCGACCATCGAGGTCAGCATCTTTAAGGAATGATTGTAAAGACGGATCTCCTGCCATCTTATCGAACGATCTGGTTGGCGGTATGCGCCATAGATATGAACTGTAGATATGAACAATGTTCTTGCAGTGATTGTCCATTGGGGTCAGGTCTAACCTGCGGTTGTATTCTTTTTCGCCCTCGCTAACGTACTGCGTCAGGAACGCGCCGCTAGTGTAGTGTTCGCC